CGACGATCTGGAAGAGAGCGACTGCGAGACTCCGGGCGAGCATTGCCTCGGCGACGAGGTCTGCGCATGGCGCCAATACGGAGACGACGACGCCGGCAATTGGGGCAGCAGCCGGGACGAAAGCAAGTGGTCGATCTACGCATCTGACGGTGACGCTGGCTACTATGAGTCGTTCGCGTCAGAGGGCGACGCGAGGGCCGCATGGGAGCATGTCGAGCGACGGTTTGCCGCTAGATATGACGCAGGCGACGCCGAGTATCAAGACGATATTGTCGCCACCTTCCGCCTGCTGTCGCCGGGAGACGACGCCAGCGCTGCGATCACAGAGTTCGATTGCGTCCTGCGCTGTGACGGCGCCGGTGGTATTTACGACTGGGATGCGAGTGAGGCAGCTCTCTCGGTGGCGCGGCCTGCCTAACGTTAGGCCCCAACCAATCGGAGCGTGATGATGGCGGACCACCACGGAACACCGACACACCCGAAGGCCAAGAAGGAACACCGCTGCATCTACTGCGGAGGACCGATCCTGGTGGGCGAGCAGTATGTGCAACAAGAGGGCTTCTATGACGGCGCCCCCTACCGCAACCGCTACCACGCGGAGTGCTATGAGACGTGCGCCGAAGAGTGCAGCTACTACGGCGAATGGGAGTTCTCGCCCTACAACGGCGAATACCCAGAGCGCGTGAAGGCTGTAGTAGACGTGCGGCAGGCCGCTGCCGATGCCGTGCTACTTGGGGCCTAACGTTAGGTTTCACCGGTGCCGAAGCGAAGGAACAGGACGATGGCAGAGAAAGTGGTGATCGGCAACGCGGAACTGTGGCACGGCGACTGCCGCGAGGTGCTGCCGCTGCTGCCGCGCTTTGACCTGGTGCTGACCGATCCGCCTTTCGGAATGGGCAACTTCGTGCAGACCACGGGCCGGCTGATGGGGCGCGCTTTCACCGGCATCGAGCGCGAACGGCGCTGTGACGGCGCCGGTGGTATTTACGACTGGGATGCGAGTTGGGCAGCTCTCTTTGTCGCGCGGAATGCCTAACCACCCCAATCGCAGCAAGCGCGCGTCCGGCCCCGGCCGGGCGCCGTCGCCGACCGATGTGGTGCTGCTCCGCTCACTCGCCGAGCGCACGCGCGGCGCGGGCATCACGGACGCTCAGCGTTATTGTGCCAAGCAACTGCACACCAGCCTGCGCGCCTGGCAACAGTGGGAGCGTGGCGAGCGGCGGATGCACCCGGCCTTCTACGAGCTTGCGCGCATCAAGATCGTACCTCCCTATGCGTAGCCTCACCCTCGCCGCCGCGCTGCTCGCGGCCGCCGCGCCCGCCGCTGCACAGGTCTACCGCTGCGACTCCGCCGGGGCCGTGACCTATCAAAACGCGCCCTGTGCCGTTGGCGCCGCCGCGCGCCAGGTGGACACGACCAACGCGGGCTTCGCCGCGCAGGCGGTGGATTGGGGCGCGGTGGCGGCCATTCGCGCGCGCGAGCGGGCCGATGCCGCCGAGCGCCGCGCCGCAGAGTCCGCCGCGCGTTCGCGCGCCGCGGCCAGTGCCGCCGCCGCGCAGCGCAACGCGCTGGTCGATGCGCAACAGGCGCAGGCCGATGCGCTGGCCAACATCGCCGAGCAGTTGCGCCTGGCGCGGCTGGATGGCGTTGGCGTTCCGGGCTACGTGGGGCCGCGGCGGGACTGGCGGCGGCGGTAGGCCGGGCTGTACCGCTGCGCGCGCTCCGGCCCTCACCCAGCGCGCTGCGCGCGCCACCCTCTCCCGCTGATGCGGGCGAGGGTCTGAAGGCCCCGGCGATTTTGTAAAACGTTTTCCAAAGACGGCGCGCGCCAGCGCGCAGAAACTGCGCGGCGTGATGCAAACACGCCGCTCTCCCGCCGCTTTGCCGCTCGACGTGGTGCTGACCGCGTGCCTGTACGCGGCTGCCGCCAAGGGCGAGGTGCAACTGCTGCCGGCCGGCGAGTTTGCGGCGCGCGACGGGCGGCCGGGCAAGGGCCGCAAGTGGCGCCTTAACGACAACCAGGGTGCCGCGCTCGCGGCCAAGCTCAACGCCCGCACGGTGGCGCTGCCGCTGGATTATGAGCACCAAACCCTCAACTCCGAATCTAACGGCCAGCCGGCGCCCGCCGCGGGCTGGGCCACGCGCTTTGAGTGGCGCCCCGGCGCCGGCCTCTTTGCGCTGGACGTGCAGTGGACGGACCGCGCCCGCCAAATGATCGAGGCCGGCGAGTACCGCTACATCTCGCCGGTGTTCGTGGCCAGCAAGGTGAGCGGCGTGGTGCTGGATGTGCTGCACGCCGCACTTGTGAATTTCCCCGCCCTGACCGGCATGGCCGAGGTAGCCGAGCGCATTGCCGCGCGGCTGGCCGGAACCGGCACAACCTCCACCGATGAAAGGCACTCCATGACGATCGATGTCACGGCGCTGCTCGATGCCCTGGGCATCGCGGCTGACGCCACTGAAGACGCGGCCATCGCCGCCTGCGCAGCGCTGCGCGCGCGGGCCGAGCAGGCCGAGGCGCTGTCCACCGAGGTCGCGGCGCTCAAGGCCAACGCGGGCAAGCCCGACGCCACGCAGGTTGCCGCGATGCGCGCCCTGCAAACGGAGGTTGCGGAGCTGCGCACCGCGCAGCGCACGCGCGAGGTCGACGACGTGGTGACCGCCGCGCTCGCCAGCGGGCGGCTGCTGCCGGCGCAAGAAAAGTGGGCGCGCGAGCTGGGCGCCAGCCACATCGAGTCCCTGCGCGGCTACGTGGGCAGCGCGCCGCAGATTGCGGCGCTGGCCGGCACGCAGACCAAGGGCAAGGGCGAAGACAAGGGCGGCGAGTCCAACGAGGCCGTCGCGCTCAAGGCCCGCGCGTACATCGACGAGCAGGCCAAGCACGGCATCACGGTGTCCGCGGCGGCAGCGGTGCGGCACGTCACCCGCGGCGCGTAAGCGTCCGCACCACACGGAGTAACGCACATGGCAAACCCAGTCCTCACCAAGGCGTTCGTCGCCGGCGGCGCGATCGCCGCCAACACGATCGTCAAGTTCGGCGCCGACGACGACACCGTCGTCATCGCCACTGCCGCCGCCGATCTGTCGATCGGTGTTGCGGAAAGCATCACCGCCGCCAGCGGCGAGCGCGTGGACGTGATCCAGCAGGGCATCGCCGACGTCAAGGCCGGCGGCAGCATTGCCCGCGGCGCGATGGTGACCGCCAACGCCAGCGGCCAGGCCGTCGCAGCGGCCTCCACCAACCGCACGATCGGCATCGCCCTGGCGAGCGCCGCGAGCGGCGACATCATCCCGGTGCTGATCGCGCCGAGCGTCATGTAACGCAACCCAGCAACGGAGATCAACTTCATGGCTACCCGCCCGTTTCCCGTCAATGACGTTCTGACCCAGATCGCCATTGCCTACCGCAACCCGGATGTGGCGTTCATCGCCGACGACGTTCTTCCGATCACGCCGGTTTCGGCGGAGTTCAAGTGGCTCCGGTACGACCTGGCGCAGGGCTTCACCGTGCCTGACGCAAAAGTCGGGCGCAAGAGCAAGCCGACCGAGGTCGAGTTCGCGGCCACCGAGCAGACCGACCGCGTGGTGGACTACGCGTTCGACGACTTCGTGCCGCAAGAAGACATCACCGACGATAACCAGGGCGTCGATCCGCTGGGTACGGCCACCATGTACCTGCGCAACCTGCTCATGCTGGCGCGCGAGCAGCGCGCCGCGGCTACGGTGTTTGCCGCCGGCAACCACGCCAACGCCGCGACCTTGAGCGGCACCTCGCAGTGGAGCGACTACACCAACAGCGACCCCGTGACCGCCATCATGAACGCGCTGGACGTGCCGGTCATGCGCCCGAACATCGCCGTCTTTGGCCAGGCCACGTGGACGCGGCTGCGGATGCACCCGAGGGTCATCGCGGCAGTCTTTGGGAGCAACCAGAGTGGCCAGATGGTGAGCCGGCAGCAGGTGGCCGATCTCTTCGAGATTCAGGCGGTCTACGTCGGCGCAGGCTTCGTCAACGCCGCCAAGCGCGGCCAGACCGCGAGCCTGGCGCGCGTGTGGGGCAAGCACGCCGCCTTCCTCTACCGCGAGCGTGCGGCCGGCCCGCAGGCCGGCGTGACCTACGGCTTCACTGCGCAGGCGGGCGGCCTCTTTGCCGGCAACATCACCGACGAGCAGCGCGGCATGTCCGGCGGCCAACTGGTGCGCGTAGGTCACCGGCAGAAGGAAATCGTCGCCGCAAACGACCTGTCCTACTACTTCGCCAACGCGGTGGCGTAACGGCCGCATCGGTCATTCCCGCGCAAGCGGGAATCCAGCCAGGCCACAAGCCGCTGAGTTCCCGCTTGCGCGGAAACGACAACTCTCACGGAGCATCGAGCATGAAGATCAAGTACGAAGTCCTGTCCAACCTCGATCACGACAACAAGCTCTACGGGCGCGGCGACTCGGTCGCGCTCGAGGACGAGCACGCCGCGCCGTTGTTGGCCGCCGGCGTGATCGTTGCCGCGCCGCCCGCGCCGGAAGGCGAAGACGCCGCCGCCAAGGGCAAGGCCAAGAAGTAAGACAGCGATGGCCGCCTGCGCGCACCCCGACTGCACCGAAGACGCCGCCGCCATGCTGCCCGCCTGCATGACGCACTGGCGCCTGGTGCCGGGGCCGCTGCGCCGGCGGCTGAACGAGGCCCGCACGCGCTTTGCGCGCGACCCCTTCGACCAGCGCGCGCGCGACGACTACAACGCCGCCTACCGCAGCGCCGCCGAGTCCCTGGCCGAGCAGCGCGCATGACCTACGCCACCCGTGCCGACATGGTCTCGCGCTTCGGCGAGGACGAAGTGCGGCTGATGACCGACATCGCGCCGATCCGCGCCGACGCCATCGTGGACAGCGTGCTCGACCAGGCGCTGGCCGATGCCTCGGCGGAGATCGACGGGTATCTGGCCGGGCGCTACACGCTGCCGCTGACCACGGTGCCGGCCATCCTCACCCGCACGTGCTGCGACCTGGCCCGCTACTTCCTGCAAACGCAGGAGGCCGGGCCGCAGGTCAAGGCGCGGTACGAGGCGGCCACCAAGTGGCTGATGGCTGTGGCGCGCGGGGACATCGTGCTCGGCATCGACGCCGCCGGAGAGACGCCGGACGCCGCCGGCAACACGGTGGAGTTTTTCACGGGCGGCAAGGACTTTGAGCGTGGCGCAATGGCCGGCAGCGACGAAAGCGGCATCTATGGCTTCCGTCCCTGCCGACTACGTGGCCGCGGGCGCGGCGATCATCGAGCGGCTGCGCCAGCAGGTGCCCGAGCTGCGCGACGTGCTGACGATGGAGGATGCCGCGCAGGTGCAGGAGTCTGCCGTGGCCTCGCCCGTCGCCTACGTGGCCTATGACGGCGACACGCTGGGCGACGGCGTCGTGCGCGGCGCGCCGCAGGTCGTCACCCAGCGCTGGCTGGTGGTGCTGGCCGTGCGCAGCGCGCGCCAGCAACGCGCGGCCACGCACGAGGCGGCCGGGCCGCTGCTGTCCAAGATCATCGCGGCGCTGGCCGGGTTTGCCCCGCCGCCGCTGCGCCGGCCGCTGCGCCGTACCACCACGCCGCGGGTGAACTACCGCCCCGGCGGACTGACCTTGTACCCGCTCGCTTGGGCGGGCGAACTCACCACCACTTGAGAGGATCGACAACATGCCAGCCACCTACGGCCCGTACATTGGCTCAGGTAAGGTCTATATGCGCAAGTACGGCAGCACCGAGCCGCTCGAAGAGATCGGCAACTGCTCGGTGCTCCAGCCCGGAGTCTCGGAGAACCGCATCGACCAGAACGACTACACCATCGCCGGCGGCGGCACCTACGCCAGCGTGAGCCGGATCGAGAGCGTGACCTTCGAGGCCACGCTGCACGACCTGAACCCCCTGAACTTGGCGCGGGCGCTCTTCGGCACCAACACCGCGGTCACGGGCGCCACGGTCAGCAATGAGCAGGTCGTCGCCCGCCGGGGCGGCCTGGCGCGGCTGGCGCACCCGTCGCCCACCACGGTGTCGGTCACGCACACCAGCGGCACGCCGACCTACGTGGCCGGCACCGACTACGAGGTGCGGCCCGAGGGCATCTACGTCCTGACGGCAGGGGCGATCACCGATGCGCAGACCATCCGCGTGAGCTACACCTATGCCGCCTACGCCAGGGTCGAGGGGCTGGTCGCGGGCGCTGCGGACTACGAGATCGTCTTCGCGGGCCTGAACGAGGCCAACAGCAACAAGCCGGTGATCGTGGATATGTGGAAGGTGCAACTGTCGCCGGCTGAGCAGTTGGCGCTGATCGGCGAAGAATTCGCGGAACTGACGCTGACCGGCCGCGTGCTCAAGGACACGACCAAGACCGGCGCCGGCATCAGCCAATACATGCGCGTGCAGATGCAGTAGCGCGGCACGCGGCGGCCGCGATCTGACGGGCCGCCGCCGCGCGGCCCGTTTGCTTGCACCGACCGGCACCGATGGCGAATCTCGACTACAGCGTAGCGATCAAGATCGCGCTCGGCGGGGACGACGGTGTCCGCGCGCTGCGCGATCACTTTGTCTCGCTGGGCAAGAGCGCGGAGCAGGCCGACGCGCTGGCCAAGGGGCTGGCCGGTGAGATTCAGCAGGCCCGCGCGGTCATCCAGTCCGCCGGCAACCCGACCGCGCAACTGACCGCGTACCTCAAGTCGCTCGGGGGGAGCGAGAAAGACGCCGCCGAGCTTGCGCGCCGCCTGACAGCCGAGCTGCGCAACTACGAGAAGGCGGCGCAGCAGGCGGAAGCGCAGAGCAAGAAGCTTGGCGTCTCGCTCGGCGACATCAAGCGGCTCGCGGGGCAGGCCGCGGGCGCGCTGGGCGTTGGCTTTACCGCGCGTGAGTTTGTGCAAGCTGCGGCGGACGTGGAGAAGCTCAAGGCCGGTCTCACCGCGGTCACCGGCGACGCGGCCAAGGCGCGCGCGGAGTTTGAGTTCGTGCGCAGCGTGGCGCAGAGGGTGGGCGTGGACATCGTGGCCGCGGGCGAGGCTTTCTTGGGCCTCGCCGCCGCCACCAAGGGCACGGCGGTCGAAGGCGAGCCGACACGGCAGGTCTTTGAGGCGGTGTCTAACGCGATGTCCAAGGCAGGAAAGAGCAGCGCCGAGACACGCGGCGCCCTAAATGCCCTTGCGCAAATTGCGTCCAAGGGAACGGTGGCGATGGAAGAGTTACGCCAGCAGCTTGGCGAGCGGCTGCCTGGCGCGCTGCCGGCGCTGGCCAAAGAATTGGGCATCACGACGGCGGATTTAATCAAGCTCGTCGAGCAAGGGCGCCTTGCCGCCTCGGACGTGTTTCCCGCGCTTGCCGCTGGCCTGAACGAGCTGTACGGCACCGCACCGCAGGCGCAGACGCTGGCGCAGGAGATCACCGGCATCCGCAACGCTTTCGTGGACGTGAGCACGGCGATCGCCGAGAGCGGCGGGCTGGCGGCGCTCAAGACCGGAGCAGAGGTCGCGCAGACGGCGATCGTGCTGCTTGGCGACGCGCTGGTGACCGTCGGCAAGACGATCGGCGTGCTGGCCGGCGCGGTAGCCAGCCTCGACTTCTCTGGCGTGACCGAGGCGTTTGCCGAAATCGAGCGCGAGTCGCAGACGCGGCTGCTGAACGCGGCGAAGAACAACGAGGTGCTGGCCGGCTACATCCGCGCCGTGGGCAGCGAGTCGACCAAGGCGGCGCTGGCGGCGCAAGAGCAGGCCGCCGCGCAGCAGGCGCAGGCGGCGGCGGCAGCCAACGCGGCCAAGGCTACCGAGGGGCAGGCGAAGTCGCTGATCGGCCTCACGGCGCAGTACCCGTTGCTGGCGCAGGCCATAGGCGGCGTGCAGCCGGCGGCGGAGTCGGCCGGCAAGGCCGTTGGCGGCGTGGGGCAGGCCATCGACAAGCTGCCGGTGGAGAAGCTCTCCGCACTGGCGGCGCAGGCGAACGAGGCTTTCGGCAAGGGCGCGATCACGGCGGAGCAGTACGCGACGGCGATGGATCGCGTGGCGGAGGGCGCGGCCAAGGCCATCGGCGTCAATCTGCCGAGCTACGCGCAGGAGGTCTCGGCGCAGTTTGCCGCCGGGCTGGAGGCGCTGACGCTTTTTGTCGGGCGGCTGGACGGCCTCAAGGCGAGCGGCGTGGATACCGGCGCGGCGCTGGTGGCGGCCTTCGACGCGATGTCCAAAAAGGCGGGCAACACGGCGGAGATTGACGCGCTGACCGAGCGTGTGCGAGCGCTCGGCGAGGCCGGTGTGCTGTCTGCGTCGCAGATCGACTCCGCACTGACTGCACTGCAAAACCGCGCGGCGGAATTGACGCCGGGTATCCAGACGCTGGCGGAGGCGTACCGCACGCTCGGCGTGACCTCGCAGGCTGAGTTGCGCAAGGCGGCGGACTCGGCAAAAGAAGCCTTCGACGTGTTGCGCCGGGGGCAGGCGCCGCTCGCCGACTTGCGGGCTGCCTTCGGCAAGTACGCCGACGCGCAAATCCGCGCGCACGGAGAGTCGGCAAAGACGGCCTTGGAGGCGCAGGCCGCGGTGCTCGGCATCGAGCCGGCGTGGATCATGGCCAAGGACGCAGCGGAGCGGGCGGGCGACGCTGGTCAGGAGGCCGGCGCGAAAATCGCCGCTGGCGCCGATGCCGCGACGTCATCGCTCGACCGCGCAGCGTCTGCCGCGGGCCGCTTGCGCGCGGCGCAGGCCGGCGGCAGGTACGACGCGCAAGGCTTTTCGCTCAACACCGCCGGCCAGCGGGTTAGCGCGCAGCTGCGCAGCGAAGAGCAGTCCGCCTCGCAACGGGCGAACATCATCCGCGATGAGCTTGGCGCACTGGGCATCGACCAGAATTCCGCCGAGGCGCAGCAGTACGCAGCGCTGCGGCAGCAAATCACCGACATCGAGGCGCGGCTCGACGCCGGTAACAGGGGCGTCAACCGCGGGCTGCGCAGCGGCACGCCGGACGCGGGCCTCGCCGCCGAAATGCAGCGCCTGCGTGAAGAGATCGGCCGCCTGCAATTCGGCTTCCTGCAAGCCGGCGGCGGCGCGGCCACCGGTGCATCGGGCACGTCCGCCGCATCGACCGCGCCGACAACCCGCACGGTCACGCTGCGCCTGCAAACCGGCGGGCAAACGAGCAGCATCAACCTCGCCGACGACGCCAGCGCGGACGAGCTGATCGAGGCGCTGCGCCGCGCTGGGCTGGTGGCCGCATGAGCATCACCCTCGCGCGCGCCGGCACCACGGTCACGCTGCCCGACGATCTGCTGTGGGCCGACCAGTACACCTGGCAGCCGGTGGAGCAGAAAACCACGGTCACGCTCACCGGCGCGGTGGTGGTCGAGAGCGCCGCCCGCACCAGCGGACGGCCGATCACGCTGGAATCGGGCGCCGACCGCGCTTGGGTGCCGCGCACGGCGGTCGATCAGCTCGCAGCTTGGGCGGCGGTGGCCGGCGCGACGATGACCCTGAACATCCGCGGCACGGGCGACCGCACCGTGGTTTTCCGCCACGAGGACGGCGCGCTGCAGGCCGAGCAGGTGCTGTACTGGTCGCAGCCGTCGGCCGACTGGCAGTACCGCATCACGCTGCGACTCCTGGAGGTGTGACCGCATGGCGATCGCCGAAACCAACATTCTGCTGCTCAAGAGCGAGCGCATGACCGACGCCGCCGATGGCGGCGGCCTGCCCACCGCCAACACGGTGGTGGACGGGACGAGCAACAACATCTTCCCCGACATCTCGGAACTCGACCGCACGGTGGGCCGCGTCAACCTGCGCTTAATGCACGTAGCCGTGCAGACGACGACGCAGCCTCCGGAGACGTACTTCGGCGCGCACGTGATCGTGGCCGACCCGCCGGACGACCCGCAGGTGTCGGCGGTGCTGTTTTCCACCGGCGTCGCGAGCGATGAGCGCGCCGCCGCGGTAAGCCGGATGGAGAGCTACCTCGCCCAGGGGCCGCGCTACTTGGGCTATCTGTACGGCGACCACATTGCCGGCCAGAAGACGCTGCTGGTGCTGGCCAACACCACTGCGCAGCCGCCGGCGGAGGGCGCGGTGTGGTGCCTGGTGATCGACCCCGGCCTCACCACCGAGGCGCGCGAGTACGTGCGCATTACCGGTGTGGCTGCGCAGACGGTAGTGCTGGCCGACATCAACGGCAACGACGTCACCAAGCTGCAACTCACGCTCACGCTACAGGACTCGCTCACGCGCGACGTGAAGGGCTACGAGGCGCGCAAGCAGGACTATCTCGCTACCGACCGCTCGCAGGTGTGCACGACGGTCGTCGCGGACGCGGCGAGTTACTACGGCATCCGCCCGCTGGCGCAGGCCGCATCGATCGGCGACTACACCGCGCGTGCGGACAGCATCTTTGCCGCGCTGGTGCCTGCCGCGCGCAGCGAGACGCCGATCACCGACGCCACGCCCAACGGCGCTATCGCGGTGCCCACTGCGGCCGGCGGCACGGTCAGTCTCACTACCTCCGTGGCGCTGTCGCCTTCGGCATCGATCTACGTGGGCGGCGGCATCCAGCCGGCAACGCTCACGGTCACCGTAACCGGCGCCGTGGTGCTGACCGACCGCGCCGGCACGCTGCGCGACGCCAACGACGACGCCGTGGGCACGGTGGACTACGAAAACGGCATCCTGTCGATCAACCCCAGCGGCCCCAGTTTCGGCAACAGCAAGACCGTTGCCTACAAGCCCAGCGCGCGGCCGACGCGCAACGCGACGACGCTCTTTTTACCGATCACGGTGGAGGGGAGGTCGCAGACCATCGTCACCTTCCTCGCGCCGATCCCGGCGCCCGGCACGCTGCAAGTGAGCTACCGGGCGCAAAACAACTGGATCGTACTCACCGACGACGGCTCGGGCCGCGTGTCCGGCGGCGACAGCAGCTACGGCGCGGGGCAGATCAACTACACCACGGGCAGCCTGGCGTTGACGCTCGGCGCCCTGCCCGACGTGGGCAGCGCGGTGGTGATCGTCTACGGCGCGCGGACTATAGACGTGCAGCGCGCGGGCGGCGCCGTGGCAGCCGGCATGCGCCTCGCACTCGGGCGCGCGGTGGCGCCGGGCAGCCTGTCGATTTCGTGGCCAACCGGCAAGACCGCCACCGACAACGGCGCCGGCGCACTGACGGGCGACGCCAGCGGGACAGTCGACTACGCCACGGGCGAAGTGTGGTTCGTGCCCACGGTGACGCCCGCAGCGGGCGCAACGATCACGGTGGCGCAGTCCGCAACGTCGGCCACCGGCACGTCCACCACGCTGACCTCCAGCGGCACCGATCTCAACGGGCGCAAGATTTTTGAGACCGGCGCGGCGATCACGGCAGGCTCGCTGCGGTTCACCGCGACCTACACCTATCCAGGCGCGGGGCAGATTTTGTCCGCCGGCATCTGGGGCAAGCCGTACCCGACCAGCTACGACGTGCAGATCGCCGACAACGGCGCCGGCCTGCTGGTGGTGGCCGGCACCGCGACGCAGATCGGCACGGTCAACTACGCGACCGGCCAACTGCGCATTGACGGGGGCCAGACACGCGACGTGCCGCTGGATGGGTTCGTGTACGTGACGCTGACAGACAGGCCAAATTACAACGGCCTGCCTTCTTCCATTGGGGCCTGATATGCCAATCGTCACCTACACCCTCTCGTCATCCGGCCTCGCGCGCCGCGTGACCGCCACGGGCGGCACAACGCAGCCGGCGCAGACCTTCAGTTGGGCGCCGTCTGTCGATCTGACGCCGGATTACACCCAGCCGATCGTGCCGGGCAGCGTGCGCTTCTCCTTGGCCGGCGCGACTTACGTGGATCGGCAGGGCGCGCTGGTAGCCAACGTCAACCCGGCCAGCGGCGCGGCGGATGCGGCAGGCACCGTCAACTACAGCACCGGCGACTGCGCGCTGACGCTGCTCTCCGAGGGCGCCGCCAACAGCGGCACCGTGCAGGCGCTGCTCACCACGCCGGTAGCGGCAAAGGCCGCGACGGTCGGCTTCCGAATCCCGGCGGGGAGCATCGTGCCCGGCAGCCTGACCGTGCAGTGGGTGGTGGCCGAGACCGGCACCACGCGCACGCAAGCGGTGCCCAGCACCGGCACGGTGGACGTAAGTGGCCTGTACGGCACGGTCGACCACGAGGCCGGCATCGCGCAGTTTGCCTTCGGCACGCGCGTGGTGGCTGCGGGCAACGAGTCGCAGCCTTGGTACACCGCAGACGCGGTGGACGCCGAGGGCAAGATCGTCAGCCCCGAGCCGGCGCTTGCCGACACGATCCGCTACGCGGCGGTGGCCTATCGGTTCGTCCCGCTCCCGGCGGACATCGTCGGCATCAACAGCGTGCGGCTGCCGAGCGACGGGCGCGTGCCGATCTTCGAGGCCGGCTCGGTGGCCGTGGTGCACCACACGGCGACGGTCGCGGGCACGTACAGCAACGGTCAGACGGTCAACCTCGGCCGCGTGCGGCTGGCGCGCGTGCGAGTGCGCGACTCCGCCGGCGCCGCGGTGGACGCCGCGCGCTACACCACCAACCTCGACGCGGGCACGCTGACCTGGAGCAACGTGACGGGCCTGTCGCAACCCGTGACGATCGAGCACCGCATCGAGGACACGATGCTGGTGTCGGACGCGCAAATCAACGGCTTGCTGACCTTCACCCGCCCGCTGACGCACAACTTCCCGGCCACGGGCGCGTATGCGTCGTCGGCACTGCTGATCGGCGACATGTTCGCGCGGTACACGGGCCTCTTTGAGCAGTCCACTTGGACGGGCGAGTGGTCTGACTCGCGCGTGGGCACGCAGCCGCTGGCGAGCTACAACGACAGCCTGTACCCGTTGCTCGTCACCAATGCCGGCACGCTGACCGAGCGGTGGGCGATCATCCTTACGAACACCACGACTTTCCGCGTCGTGGGCGAGGTGGTGGGCGAGATCGCCACCGGCAACACCAGCACCGACCTGGCGCCGATCAACCCGGCCAGCGGGCAGCCGTACTTCACGCTCGACAAAGACGGCTGGGGCACCGGCTGGGCTGCCGGCAACGTGCTGCGGTTCAACACCGTGGCCGCCAGCGCGCCGGTGTGGGTGGCCCGTGCCATCCAGCAAGGGCCGGCGGGCGCCGACAACGACAGCTTTGCCCTGCTGGTGCGGGGCGACGTGGATACACCGTGAGCAACCGTCGTTCCCGCGCAAGCGGGAACCCAGCGACTTTGAACTGAGGCCAACAAAATGCCATCTCACCCCGTCAAGTGGTTCTCCAGCGCCATGCCCGGCGCACCGCTGCTGCGCAACATAGCCGGCGACTTGATCGCAGTGCTCGACTGGTGCCTGGTCAACGGCAGCGCGACGACGGCGGTGCAGTCGATCGTCGTTGCCGGCGACGTGGCGACGGTCACTTTCGCGTCCGCGCACACGTTCCAGAAGCACCAGATCATCGAGATCGCGGGCGTGACCGGCACGCTGTCGGCGCTCAATAGTCAGTGGCGCGCAACCGGCGTGACCTCGCTGGCGCTGACCTTTGCTGCGACCGGCATCGCCAACGGCACGGCGGCGGGGACGATCACCTGCAAGACGCCTGGGGTGGGGTGGCAAAAGGCGTTTTCAGGAACGAACAAGGCGGCGTATCGGTCGCAGGACGTGACGGGGACGCGGTTTTACTTCCGACTCGACGACACGCAGACAACGACAGCGACGGCGAGCGGATATGAGGCAATGACGGACGTGGATACGGGCTCAAATCAGTTCGCGCCGACGCCGGCAACGATCAGTAAGCCTTCTACTTCCTCGGCGCGCCCGTGGTGGGTGGTGGGAGACGGCAAGACTTGGTTCTATTGCGCCGCAAACGCCGGCCAAGGCGGAACAAACGCTGTCGTTGGCGCCGGTTTCGGAGATTTAGATGACTTCGCTTCAGCGAGTACATATGGGTGCTTTTTGGCGTGTTCAGGAACCAAAGGAATCGTGTCTACTGGAGGTGGCGGGCCATCCGTTTGCGCGCGCAGCTACACAGGCACGCTGGGCGCTGTGTCGATTGATCGGGTCGATCCCCCTGGCCATTCTGGTGGCTACCCGAGTCCCGTAGACGAAGGCTTCCGCCTTGCCGGCCCGGTTGTGATCGAACAGGGCGCGGTCGCTCGCGGAATACTGCGGGGCGCCCTGGATTGCATCCCCACCCTTGGCC